ACAGGCAAAGTCCAAGATCGTGTGGCATTTGCTCGTTTCTTAAATGATCCAGACAATAAATATTTAAAGGTAACAGATAAGAAAATCTAATGGCATTAACAACATTCAGTCAACTTAAAACAAGTATTGCAAATTACTTAAATCGTTCTGACTTAACAGGAGTCATTCCAGATTTTATTACTTTAGCAGAGTCTAAATTAAATAGGAATCTACGATTAAGAAAAATGCAAACGACTACAACGCTAACTTGTGTGAATGGTACAGCTACGCTTGATTTACCAACAGACTTCTTAGAGGTTGTTCAGTTATACGTTGACGGAAGTCCTAATGTTGTTTTAGATTATGTGAATCCTAATGATATCGAATTAAACAATGTAACTGAGAGTTCGGGTACTCCTCAACTCTATACGATTATTGGTGATACAATCAAACTTGCTCCTATTCCCGATTCTGCTTACAGTGTTAAATTAACTTACTTCCAAAAGATTCCTGCCTTATCTGATTCCAACACAACCAATTTTCTTTTAACTCACTATCCTCAAGTTTATCTTTATGGATCGTTAGTAGAATCACAACCTTATATTATGAATGATGAACGATTAGTAACATGGTTAACTCTTTATAACGAATCCATTAATGCTGCTAACCAAGATGATGAAAAAGGGAGATATGCTGGGCGTACTGCCTTTTCAATGAGCACTGATACATCTACCCCATGATCGAATTTGGAAACCTACAAGCTGATTTACCAAGATATCAAAATCCTGGTTCTTTAAAGATTGATAATGTTATTCCTTTAGCAAAAGGTTATAAGTCATTTCCTTCTTTTGTTGAACTTAGTGACGTTGCTCTAGATTCTCAGCCTTTAGGTTTGTTTACTTCTTTTGGTGCAAGTGGATCGACTAACTATGCGGGAGATGCCACCAAGTTATATCAAATGGATAGTAATGGTGACTTCCAAGATAAGTCTAAATCAGGTGGATATAATAACTCTACAACAGAAGGTTCAAAAGACTTTTGGACATTTACCCAATTTGGTAACAAAATTATTGCAGCTAACTTTGCTGATAACTTACAAAAGTTTGATGAAGGAGTAGATACTGCTTTTGCTGATTTAGTTTCTGTTAAAGCTAAATACTTAGCAGTGATCAGAGATTTTGTTTTTGCTGGTTATACAGAAGAAAGTTCTACTGTTTATAATCAACGAGTAAAATGGTCTGCTTTGAATGATGCTACAGACTGGACACCGAGTCAAACAACACAATCAGGATATCAAGATATTGTCGGTACTCATGGTTCAGTACAAGGAATTGTGGGTGGTGAAAGTTCTGGTGTGATCTTTATGGAAAGAGCTATCTATCGTGTTGAATACGTAGGTACTCCTTTAATCTTCACTTTTAATAAGATTGCAGATAATATTGGTGCTTTCTCTCCTAAAGCGATTTCTTCTTTTGGTAATACCATATTCTTCCTAGCACAAGATGGTTTTTATAAATTAACAGGTGGACAACAACTAACACCTATTGGTGCTGGTCGTGTTAATGAATTTTTCTTTGATGATATTACTTCTAACTTTGAAGGTATTACATCTGCGGTTGATCCGAACAACTCGATTGTTATTTGGTCTTATCGTGGTAGTGGTGCAACAGGTGAGGGTACAATCAATAACAAGTTTCTAATCTATAACTATGCTGTCGATAAATGGTCAACAGGATCTGGACAAGACTTACAGTTTATTAGTTCTGCTTCTCAAGAAGCATTTAACACTCTTGAATCTTTAGATGTGTTAGGTGATTTAGACGGATTACCTAGATCTCTTGATTCTTACTTCTATGGTGAAGGGGTTATTGGTTTAGCGGGATTTGATAGTAACAATAAATTTGGTAAGTTCTTAGGTGGTAGTTTATCTGCGACTGTCGATACAACAGAATTTGAAGGCGTACAAGGGAGACGTTCTACATTAATTAATGCACGACCTATTGTGGATGCCAATGGTGAAAATACCACAGTTACAGTGACTCCTTTTAGTAGAGCTTCTCAAGTTAATGCTGCCACACAAGGTACAGCAGTCTCCGTTACTGATAGTGGAGATTGTCCTTTAAGATCTAATAGTCGTTATCATCGACTAAGAGTGACAGTGAACGGAAACTTTGATACACTTAGTGGTGTCGATATTGAAGCAAGACCAGAAGGTAAAAGATAATGGCTAATAATCAGTTTCTTAATGTACCCCTCTCGATACCTGATCATGGTCAACATTTACGTTTAATCTCTAGTGCCTTAAATAACACGATTGATGGTAAGTTAAACTCCACAGGAACATTTACTACTGACGGAACTAAGACTTTAAAGACTGTTATTGATGCCCGTTGTGGTGGTAATAGCGTTGTTTTATTCGTACCGACAACAGTAGATGCTGCTGGAGAAATATCTCACATGTGGTTAGCCGCTACAAGAAGTGGCGAGTTTGATGTTGGTCATCGAAACCACACCAAGAACGTAGCCTATAAATATGTCATCATTGGGTAGGGTAATAACACAAGTACCTGTAGAAGATTTAGAGTTTATTTGGTCACAAGTAAAACCTCAAATAGAAAAAGCCTTAGACGGATCATACTCTAGTTATGATATACTTGAGTATATAAAGCAAAATAGGATGCAACTATGGATTAGTTGGAATGACGGAATAGAAGCATCTTTTGTTACTGAGGTTTGCGATTATCCTCAACTGAGGGTGATGCGTTGGGTTTTAGCTGGTGGCTCTAATATGGAATCATGGCTAGACCTAGTGACAAGTAAAGTCGAAGATTGGGCCAAAAGAAACAACTGCCAACGATTAGAAATTGTTGGAAGGAAAGGATGGACAAAAGTTTTGAGAGACTATGAACCTCAAGCAGTATATTTTGTAAAGGAACTAAAATGAGTAAAGGATCAACACCCACACAACAAGCAAGTACAGTTACCGCTGAACCTAGTGAATTTGTAAAACCATATTACGAAGAAGCATTAGGACAGGCACAACAATTATATCAGTCAGACGTACCTCAATATTTTCCTGAGGCTACCTATGTGCCTTTTTCTGGTCAAACAGAAGCCGCACTTCAATTACAAGAACAAAGAGCATTAGCGGGTAATCCATTACTTGGTTCAACTCAACAAGAAATTCAAAATATTTTATCTGGACAATATCTAGATCCAGCAACCAATCCTTACTTACAACAAACATTCGAAAGGGCCGCAGGTGATGTTCAAAGTCAATTAGGTTCGATGTTTGCGAAAGGTGGTCGTTATGGATCAGCTGCCCTAGCAGAAACTGCTGGTCGAAGAATGGGTGATATCGCTTCAAAGATTTATGGTGGTGCTTACGAACAAGAAAGACAAAGACAATTACAAGCTGCACAATTAGCTCCAGCATTAGCTCAACAAGACTATGCTGACATTGCTCAATTAGCACAAGTAGGTCAAGCTAGAGAAGCGTTAGGCGAAGCTCAATTGGCTGATGCAATGCAACGATTCCAATTTGAACAACAAAAACCTTATACTAAACTGAGAGAGTATCTAGCATCGATTGGTGCTCCAACATCTCAACAAACTGTATCACAAGAACCTATTACTAGAAATATAGGTGGTGGTTTGTTATCAGGTGCTATTTTAGGTGCTGGATTAGGTAAAGATGTAGGATTTAATCCTCTTTATGGAGCTATAGGTGGAGGATTATTAGGAGGATTTATGTAATGCCAGTTGGATTCAAAAACTCACCATTTGGAAAACAAGTCTCTTCTATCGCTGAACCAATTTATAATTATGGTGTAAGACCAATTTATAATTTATCTAGTGGTGCTATAAACTTAGCAAACAAACTAGGTGGGAGTATGTTTGGTTATGATGGTAGTCAAATAACACCTTATGCTTCTAAAAAAGATTTTACTCCACAACCAGGTGAACAGTTTTATCCATTTAATTTGTTTGTTCCTAACACAACTGCTAATGCCCAACAGCAAAATAATCAAATGCAATTAGATCCTAATATGTTCTATCAAGACAGTATATTAAGAACTCAAGAGTTAACGCCTCCTTCTGATGAAGAGATCAAACAGAAGAAAGTGGAAGCTCCAGTTGTTCCTACACCAGAAACAGATAAAACTTCTCCCACTGGTATTGTTAGACCTGGATATAAAGATCCTTTAACCAAAAGAGTAGAAGAACCACCAAAGTCTACAGAAGATTTAAAAAAGTTAAACTTATTTGATAAGTTGGCTAATTTTTCTAATACTCCCTTTATTAGAGATATGGCCATGAAAGCTCTAGAAGAGTCTGGCCCAAGAACAGGTGTTCCTCAAAGTCTTGGTCAAATTATTAGTAAAGGATATCAATACGCTAGAGAACAAGATAATATTAGAACAGATTTAGCACAGAAAGCATTAAACAGTGGATTAAATCAACAATCTTTCTTGTATACAGTAACTGATCCTAAAACAGACA